TCATCAAAGAGATCGACAACGCCAAAGATGAGTTCCTGAAGTTGCGAGACAAATCAACGGCGAACATGAGTAAGGCTTTTTGAACAAACGACCGGGATTTCCGACCACGGACCCTGGCATTGATACGGGATTACGAAAGTCCCCGGAGGTAGCAAATGTCGTACGTTAAAGACCCAGGCAAAGAAGCAGGAGACAGGGGTAGAGAGTTGCACAAACTCGCGTTCCCTGAGAGCTACGCGCAGGAGGCTGAAGTGAATGAAGATGGAACGCCCAAGGTGGCCCCGGAAGCAGACACCAAAGTTGAAGACGCGACCTCTCAGCATGAACTGCCAGTTGTGCAGGATGACTTGCAAACCAAGTATGATGCCCTCCTCGCCAAGTACAATTCGGAAGTTCCCCGTCTGCACGATTGGAACCGCCGCAAGGATGAGAAGATTGCCGAGCTGGAACGCCAGATCAAGACGGTGCCAACGCCACCAGTAGGAGAAGTCCCGGCGCTGGCGGAGAAAGACGCTGATGGGAATGTGCTGTACCGGTCCCCGTACGTGACTGATGAAATGAGAGCCACGGACAACTACAAGTATTATCTGGGGGAATACGGGCAGACCTATGCAGAGCGTCAACTTGAATCGTCGGTACTGGCAGCAAAGTCTACTGTCAAACCCGTAGAAGAACAGGTGGAGACTGTCAACGCAGCAAATGCGGAAGCGATCTTCAACCAGGAGGTTTCCCAATACGTCCCGGCATGGCAAGGAGTCAACAGAGAACACAAGGGTCTGAATTACGACCCTGAGTTCATTGCGAATCTCCAGAACGCGGCGCCGGGAACGGGAAGCACGTATCACCAACTTCTAGTCTCTGCTTACCAGTCTGGGGACGTAGCAAGGACAGTGGAAATCATCAAACTATGTTCACCCAAACCAACATCAACAAGGCAGAAACCCGGAGTCCCGGATGAACTCATCGCCCCCGGCAAGACCGGTGGCGGTCAACAGACGATACTCGACAACAATGGCGGCAACGTCCTGCGTATGGCGGATATGAACAAGCTGTATAAGGACTACCAAGAAGGTAAATGGGTCGGCAAAGAAGAAGCGTATCAGACGAAGAAGCGCGAGTTCATGCAGGCGAAGGCAGAAGGCCGGTTGATCTAATAGGAGATCACCATGAGTGCTTTTGTAGGCAGAGCGGCAGGCTATCCCGATCTTGGTAGCCAGGGGATTTCTCAGTATACCCCCCAGATTTACGCAATGGAGCTTTTGGAGAAGTTTTACCTCTCTACGGTCTTCAGGGATATTAGTAATTCTAAATACGAAGGTGTAATTTCAAAACAGGGAGACAAGGTAATTATCAGGACCCGCCCTGACGTCACCATCTTCGACTTCAAAAAGGGTATGAATCTGCGCGATCACCGGCAGACTCCCGAACAGGCAACCGTCGAACTCGACATCGCCTATGCTAAGGCTTATTGCCTGAACATTGACGACATCGACAAGATCCAGAATGACATCGATGCGCTTTCTGAATGGGCCATGGACGGCGGCCAGCAGTTGGCAATCAGCATTGATAGTTCCATCTTGAACGCCCTGTATCCGCTGGCGAGTGCATCCAACACCGGTCTTACAGCCGGCAAGGTTTCGGCCTCGTACAACATGGGTGTTACCGGAACTCCACTCATCATCACCAAGGCAAACGCGCTTGACGTGATCGTGGACATGGCTTCTGTACTGTCAGAGTACAACGCGCCCAATACCGATCGCTGGCTGGTACTGCCGGAGTGGTGGTTCAACCTCCTGAACAAAGGTGATCTGCGTCGTGCTGATGTAACCGGCGACCAGACCAACAGCGTTATCAGGAACGGCTACAAGGGCCAGATTGCTGACTTCAACATCTACGCCAGCAACAACTACACAGCCGTAACCGGTGACGGCTCGTATGCCACCACCTGGAACGTTGCGTTCGGTCACAAGTCGTCTCTGACCTTCGCCAGCCAGCTCATCAAAAACCGTACCTTCCCTGACCCCGATTCTTTCGGCACGATCATGGATGGTCTTCAGGTCTACGGTTTCAACGTGGTAAAACCTGACGTTCTGGGTAACTGCTACGCGACCAAGGGATAATTCAACCACTTCCCCCTCGCTGACATAGGAGGGGGGACAACAAGGAGAAATAAACATGAGTGCTTATCCTTCAACTACTACCTCTATCGGTAGCGCAAACGCATCGCCTGAGACTGGTGTTCCTCGCTCTCAGACTGCGATGCCGTATGTGATCAGAAAAACCTTCACTCTGGACACGCTGATTACCGGTAAAGTAGCCAACTCCGATATCGTCAATCTGTTCACCCTGCCGGCCAACACCGTTGTCCTGGCGACCCTGATCAAGACAACCGTTATCGCTGTCGGCTGTTCTTCGACCTGTACCGCCAAGTTGCGCTTCGGCACAACCGACATTGGCGCTGCAACCGACATCCTGACCAAAGCGATCGGAACCGGTGGCTCTGCTACCGTTGCCCTGCCGCTGACCAACGGGACTGCCGACAACATTGTCAACCTGGTATTCGCCATCGGTGGCGGTACCACTACCATTAACCCGACCATAGCCATTCAGATGCTTGTTTGCGATATGGACCCTGCAACAACGCCATAAGGGGGCCGTCATGCCTAAAGTTCAAGACAGGCTTTCTCTCTCCGGGGATTCGCCTTCAGTATCAGCAAATCCCAACGTGCTTTTTGACGATGGGAAAAACGCTCTTTTCTGTGTAGGAGCTTCAGTTCCGAGCGCTAAACCTGGGTACGCAGTTGGTTGCACACTTGTTCTTAACACTAATGGAGCCGTGTATCGCAACACTGGTACAACTGCATCATGTACTTTCACTACGGTTGGCACTATCAGTGCTGCATCCGTAACAGGGGCTATGCTGACCTCGAAAGTCAATTACTCATCCGTAGCAGTTACAACTACTGGTGCAACTCCTGTTAATGTGTTTGGTGCTGGTGGAGCGCCGGTGGCTTTAACCTTGACTTCAGTTTTAGTCCTGGCAAAAGAAACAACCGCTGCAAATATCACCGTAAAGCAAGCTGCAAACACGGTTTGCACTGTTGCCAAAAGTCAGACTGCCGGTGCTGTTGTTGGGGCCGTATCGTTATCGAATGCAACCTATGCACCAGCAGATGTCTGTACCGTTGTTTCGAGTGCTGCGAGTCCTGGCGATGCAATCGTCATCATGACATTTACCGTAGCATAAATGTTTGGCTGTTGAAAAAAGGCACTTCTTAGGAGGTGCCTTGATTGAGCAGCACAACACCCTCAAAAGGAGTCAACCATGATTGATCCGAATAATCCTCCGAAGTTAATGCAGCAGCCGGCCACAGGGCGCATCTACATTTACAATCCAAAAACGGCAGAAAATCACCCCGACATGGTGCCGTACGAGGAGCCAGGCATTCAGGAATCTGAATTGGAAGAACCTACCATGCCGGTAACTATTACCGACGACGAGAAGGCCAAAATCGAAGTTGGCGAGAAACAGCAGGCCGAGAATGCCGCGTTGGTATCGCAAGAAGAAGCAGAGAAGGCCAAGTTGCAGGAAGAGAACGCCGCCCTGCAAGCGCAACTCGCCGCGATCCAGGCAGAGAAGGCCAATGAAACCCCGGACGCTCCTGCCGACATGACCGCTGAGGACCGCATTGCCAAGATCAAAGCCGCCGTAGAATCCATCCCGGTGGAGAATTATGGTTCGCCCTACGCTGGTAAGCCTGCCATGCCAAAGGTAAAAGACGTGTCCGAGGCAGCAGGTTTCAAAGTGTATGCTGATGAAGTGGGCCTGGTAATGGGCCTCAACATGCTGGCTTAAAAAGTTGAAGGATGGGCCGGATACCTCCGGCCCTGACTTGAGCCTTTTAAGGAGATCGATATGAACGAAGCGATACGATACGATAACGGACTGGGAAATGCGGAAATCTACGCAAGGGTGACGAACGGTTTATCGTATTACAACTTTTCTAGTGCCTTATGGGTAGGTTATGATGCTATCGGATGCCGCGTCTTTATGCACGAATACCCCGATAATTCCACTACTCAGTCATGGTATGCAATTGCGCTTCCTCTAATCCCGGCAGGCGGCCCGTACGGTGTTGATATCGTGAGACTGTCTTCCGGGCTTGTGATTGGTAACGACATAATCCCCCAGTCCACGGATGTTGTGCTGCCGATTCTTTCTTCGTTGACCACCGTTGAGGACATCTTTGATGTTGTGCTTCAGCGGCTGGCGGCGATCAAAAAGCCGATTCAACTTGATTTCTTCACCTCGCTCAACCTGGCGGTAGACATCATCTTCCGCCGTCTTCTTGTCAGGAGGTCGGAAATCGTGCAGGGATCTTTTGCACAGGCCGTGACCGCGCCGGCAACGTATAGCTCCGCTTCAACGTATGCAATCGGCACCTACGTCAATTACGGCAACCACATCTACCTCTGCAATACGACCATCTCTGTCCCGGAAGCATTCAACGCGACTCATTGGACCTCCATCGACTCAACAACCAGTCCGGTAAGCATTACCCTTCCCGGCGACTTCTTTGGCTTCTCAGAGCGTCCCTATATCCAAGGACGGCGCTGTCTGTTGGAACCATTACCGGTTGAAGCGAAAGCGACCATCAGCTCTCCTGCGACACCTCTCTTTTACGAATTGCGCGGCAACACAGCAACCCTGTATCCCATCCCGACAGAGAACATTACCGTCATGGCGCAGTATTACAAAAAGCCTGCCAAGTTGACGGCGCTTACTGATGGCATTCCCTTCAACGAATTGTTCATCTTTGCCATCCAAGAAGCGGTAATCGATATCTGCCAGATCGGAGTTGCTGCGGTAGTCGATAAGACCTTCACAGCGGTACTGTACAAACAGATCGATGAGATCCTTCCGTTTCGAGCACCCCGCCAAGTCCGGTTCCGGCAGACTATTGAAGGCGGACAACGCGCTGCAATGGGATCAACACCTTACTATTTCAACTAGGAGCATGTCATGGCGATAACAGGAGCGCAAGTCATCAGCAAAGCAAGAAGCATCTTGAGCGACTTGACCGCGACTTATCGGTGGAGTGATGCCGAGTTGGTAGGATGGTTGAACTCCGGACAGCGCGAAATCGTGCTCTACAAACCGAATGTCTTTGCTCAGCCAGTCGTGATGCAACTCGTACCGGGGACGGTTCAGACCATTGTTGGTCTGGAGTTTATCAGGGTCAATAGGTTTTTCTGGGATTTTACGACTCCGGGTTATGCGGTATCCGACATTTCACAAGAGTTGCTGGACACCCTGTATCCTCAGTGGCATGTTGCGCCGGCATCTATGGTGATCAAAAACTACATGTTTAACAAACGCGCAACGCAAGAGTTCTTGGTGTTTCCGCCTCAACCTAATCCTGCCGGTTTTGCCGAAGTTGTCTTGACTCCGTACCCAACTGACATAACCATTGTTGGCGCCACGATAACTGGCAACATCATTGACGACATCTTTGAGAAACCTCTGGTTGATTATGTTGTCTCTTGCGCCCTGTCAGACGATACCAGTACCAACGACGCTGTTGTTGCCGACAAGTACCATCAGCGCTTTATCTCGGCCCTTGGTGGTCAGGCACAAGCTGAAGCGGCAGCAAAGGCGGATACCGATGCTGGTTAGACTCTCACAGTTCTCAGGGATCATTCCGAGGTCAGATCCTCATCTGCTGCCGCCGTCTGCCGCCGTAGTTGCGGAAAACTGCAAGATGGTGAGTGGTAATCTTCGACCGTGGAAGAATCCTGTTACCGTGAACACTCCCACCAAAGCTGGAGTCAAGAAGACCATCTATCTTTATGAGGGGTCTTTCTGGCTGTCATGGACTCAGGACGTGGACGTTGCCAAACGACCCCTGTCAAACGACTCATTCAAGCGACTCTACTGGACCGGGGAAGGCACCCCGAAGATGTCCACTTACGACCTGATCACCACGGGTGGCACCGACTATCCTCATGCGTCCTACGACCTGGGCATTCCGGCACCGGTTGACGCACCAACGCTGGCACTTGGTCCAGATTGGACGGAAAATTCAGGATTACCATCAAGCGGAAAGTGGTCAGTCACATTTGGTAATGGCGTCTTTGTAGCTGTAAAATATAATAGTGCCGTTGCCGCGACATCAACAGATGGTGTCACATGGACTCCCAGGACGCTATCAGCAACAGCCAACTGGAACGCTATAACCTTTGGAAATGGCCTATTTGTCACGGTAGCATCTGCAAGTACGGCAGCTTCTACCTCTCCAGATGGTATTACTTGGACACCAAGAGTTTTGTCTGGCTTCAGCCCTTGGTCTGGTATCGCTTATGGCAACGGCATTTTTGTTGCAGTGGCGGCAGGTACAGCAGGAGTGGCCACTTCCCCAGATGGCATTACATGGACGGACCATACAACTCCGAATGCTCCTGATACGATCTGCTACGGTTCAGGGATCTTTGTAGGCAAATTACAGTCAGCAGATGTGGCTTCTACTTCGCCAGATGGGATAACTTGGACTCGTCGGTCCTTACCTGCATCCATTACTGTAAATGTGAATGCCACTGTTTTTGGCAATGGAGTCTTTGTCTTTTTCGGAACGGGGTCAAATACGGCGATTACTTCTACAGATGGTATAATTTGGGTAGTAAGAACATTACCCTCCGTTCAGTCTTGGACGGCAGCCGCCTTCGGTGACGGTATCTTTGTTGCGCTGGCATCGGGTAGCAACGTGGTGGTATCTTCCGTGGATCTCGGTGCAACATGGTCACTTCGGTCAACAGTGACTGCGGGGACGTGGTATTCTGCGACATTTGGTTTAACTAAATTCATTTCAGTAACATCTACTTCAAGCGAAGTGGGGATTTTGTCCAGTATCGACCAGACCAAACTCGAAACTCGAAGTTACGTGTATCGGTATCTTTCCTCATATGGCGAAGTTGGCATGCCAAGCCCTGCATCTGTGACTGTTGATGTGTGGCCGGGACAAACGGTTGTTTTATCAGGTATGGACGGTGCGCCAGCAGGAAACTACAATATCGCCAGCATCGAAATCTACCGCACCAATACCGGCAGCACGACAACTGCGTTTCAATATGTTGCCACTATTGCGGTTGGCACGACTACCTACACGGATTCTATCGCGCTGGGCGCCCTTGGAGAGGTTCTGAACAGCCTTCTATGGAGTATGCCGCCCTCTGATCTCGCAGGGCTTATCACGCTACCAAACGGGAGTCTGTGTGGTTACTCCGGTAGCCAACTCTGTTTCTCCGTCCCCTACCAGCCGCAAGCCTGGCCGGTCAACCAACGCTACCCTCTGTTTGACGCGATCATGGGTATCAAGTCGTATGGTATGAACGTACTGGCAACCACTGTTGCCTCACCCTACGCCGTGACAATCGGCAGCGACCTGACTGTCCTCCAGCCTCAGAAGCTCGAAAGTGGTTACGCCTGCGTTTCAAAGCGGGGAGTCGTGGAGATGTCCGGTACGGTCGCTTATCCCGAACCAAACGGCTTGATGCTGGCCGGGGTGAATGGCGTGCAGCTCATCACGGCGCAAGTGCTCGACAAGGACTCCTGGGCGGCGCTGGACCCCGCGACCATATCAGCCTATTACTATGGTGGCCTCTACATCGCCTTCACCGATCTTGGGTGCTTTGCGTTCAACATCGGCAGCATCGCCTATAACACGGCAGGCAACGCATCTTTTGTCGATCAGACTTTGGTGAACATAACTGGAATACCTGCGACTGCCGGCTACCACGACCCTGCAACCGGAAATCTCTATCTTGCCGTTGGCACCAATATCCAGCTATGGGATGGCGCGACAACATACATGACCTACGTATGGAAGTCCCGGCCATTTGTCTCCAACAGTCCGGTCAATATGTCGTGTGGTAGAGTCTTTGCAGACGCCTATCCCGTGACGTTCAAACTCTATGTGGATGGGGCATTGAAGAGTACCGCATCAGTTGCAGACGACAAACCTTTCCGCTTGCCGACTGGCTACCGGGGCAAAGAGTTCGCTGTTCAGATGGAAGGTACATACAACATTTTCGAGGTATTCCTGTCTGATAGCATGTCGGAATTGAGGCGGTCATGAGCGTCAATATCCCAGCGAT